ACAGGTATCTACTATTCAGCAGATAATATCTGGATTATTGGCCGTCGTCAAAACAAAAAGGGTACAGAAATTACTGGTTACGACTTTGTGATTAATGTTGATAAATCTCGTTATGTAAAAGAAAAATCGAAGATTCCAATCTCGGTATCTTGGGATGGTGGTGTAGAACAATGGTCAGGTCTTCTTGAAGTTGCAATGGTTGGTAACTTTGTACGTAAACCAAGTAATGGTTGGTATGAAGCAATGGATCCTGCGTCAGGTGAAGTTCTAAGCCCAAGTAAAGTTCGTGAAGCTGAAACTCTTACTGAAGAATTCTGGAAGCCAGTATTTGAAAAAACAAACTTCAAAGAGTTCTTAAAAGAACATTATACAATTGGTTATAAATCTACTATTGATGAAGCCGCATTAGAGGGTGTACTTGAGGGAGGAAATGATGTATAATAATATCAGTCAATATGATTACGATCAGATTGAATATCATAAAGGAACTAATCATGATTCTTTTAAAATCAAAACAGGACGATTTTCTGGTACAGTAATTACATTTGGCGAAATTGCTATCCAAGAACAAATGGATGGTAGTAACCCAAAACTAAAATTTCAATATCAAATTGAAGAAGCCCCAACTAATCCAGACGAACTAAAAGATGACGCTGAATTCAATAATTATGTTGGTGATATGTTAACACATATTATTGAAGCAGCAATCGAAGATAACAATTTTGCAATTGGTGAGCAACCTGATGGAACCGAATCTACAAACAACAATTCTAAGGAATCTAATTAATAATGAAAGCTTTACACGCAAAGTTATCCCTTTTCTAAAGAAAGATTATTTCGAAGGCAGTCAACGTATTGTCTTCGATCAAATCATTTCTTTTGTTAGCAAATATAATAAGTTACCAACAGGTGAAGCTTTATCTATTGAGATGGAAGCTCAAGATATTAGTGATGGTCAATATTCTGAAGCAGTTTCTGTTATTAAAGAAGTTGCAATCCCTCAGGATATTAGTCTCGAATGGCTAGTTGAAAACACTGAAAAATGGTGTCAAGATCGAGCAATTCACCTTGCGATTATGAAGTCTATAAATATTTTAGATGGAAAAGATCCGGAACATACAAAGAACGCATTACCGGAACTATTATCAGACGCACTTTCTGTTGGCTTTGACAATAATGTTGGTCATGACTATATTGATGACTTTCAAAATCGCTATGAATTTTATCACCGCCAAGAAGAACGTATTCCGTTTGATCTAGATTATTTCAATTCAATAACAAAGGGTGGTCTTCCCAATAAAACATTAAATATCGCTTTGGCTGGCACTGGTGTCGGTAAATCTTTGTTTATGTGTCATGTTGCTGGTTCTGTATTGAGCCAGGGCAAGAATGCTCTTTATATTACAATGGAAATGGCAGAAGAACGTATCGCAGAACGTGTCGATGCTAATCTAATGAATACGCCTATTGATCAGCTTCCTAATCTATCTAAAGACATGTTTGGCAATAAAGTTGCTCAAATTGCAAACAAGTCTCATGGCAAATTAGTCATTAAAGAATATCCTACAGGTGCTGCTCACGTTGGCCACTTTAGAGCTTTAATGAAAGAGTTGCAATTGAAGAAAAACTTCAAACCCGATATTGTTTTTATTGACTACCTTAATATTTGCGCTTCGTCGCGTATGAAAGGAATGGGTGGTGCAATCAACTCCTACTCATATATCAAAGCAATTGCAGAAGAAATCCGAGGACTTGCAGTCGAATTCGATGTCCCAATTGTCTCAGCGACTCAAACAACTCGATCAGGATATTCAAACTCTGATGTTGGCCTTGAAGACACGTCGGAATCCTTTGGGCTTCCTGCAACTGCGGATCTTATGTTTGCCCTCATCAGTAACGAAGAGCTCGAAGGCCTTGGACAAATCCTCGTCAAGCAGCTTAAAAACCGATACAACGACCCAAGTGCCAATAAGCGATTCGTTATTGGAGTGGACAGATCTAAAATGAAACTATACGACGTTGAGCAATCAGCTCAAAATATCATTGATGCAGGTCAATCAGCTCCAGTTGCTGATTACTCACAAAATAATGTAAAGAAATTTGAAGGATTTAAAGTATAATGCAGTACGCTTATTGGACATGGAAAAATTGCTTTAGCAGAGAAGAATGCGATCACATTTTAGATTTATGTAAGGGCGAAAAAAAAGAAAGAGGTACAGTAGCTAATAAAGCATATGATTCTTCTAATATTAGAAATAGTACTATTTCTTGGATAAGACATAATGAAATAGTAAAAAATTTATATCAAGTAGGAAGTGAAGTTAATGTTGAAGCTTTTGGTTTTGATTTATATTCAGATCCTTACATTAATGGTGTTCAATTTACTGAATATAGCGGTGAAGAAAAACAACATTATAGTTTTCATCTTGATACAATATTTAATGAAGAAAAATACAATTTTAAAGAAAGAAAATTATCACTAATATTACAACTTTCTGACCCAAGTGAATATGAGGGAGGAGACTTGTTTTTAAAGATTGCTGAAAAAAATATTAATTTAAATAATTTAAAACAAAAAGGAACGCTAATTGCATTTCCTTCTTGGATTTTACATAAAATTACTCCAGTAACTAAAGGAACTAGACACTCTTTAGTTACGTGGCTTAATGGCCCAGCTTGGCGCTAATTAATTTAATAAGGAAAATATAATGCATGCACGTCTCATCTCCCATAGTCAACCCTCAGATCGAATCCACACTGGCGAACTTGCAACGCAGGGGCTTGACAATATCCAAGACCTCATCGCTTACGCAGCCCGTGTGTCCAATCCAGCAAACCAAGCTAACACCAAGACAACACCAAAGCTACTTGAGTATCTCATCAAACATAAACACTGGTCACCATTCGAAATGGCATCAGCCTGTATCGAAGTTGACACAACCCGAGACATCGCAAGACAGCTCCTCCGACACCGAAGCTTTTCATTCCAAGAGTTTTCTCAAAGGTATGCTGACGTCCGCGATCTTAGTGATTCTGTTGTAATTAAAAAGGCACGTTTGCAAGATCCAAAGAATCGCCAAAATAGTATTGTGCATGATGACGTATCGCTTCATAATACTTGGGAAGTACAGCAAAAAGCAGTTTGGCAACGAGCGATGCAAGCTTACGAATGGGCAATTGAAAATGGTATTGCAAAAGAACAAGCCCGTGCTGTTCTTCCTGAAGGTAATACACCATCACGCTTATACGTAAATGGTACTATTCGCAGTTGGATTCATTATATTGAACTACGCTCATCTAATGGTACTCAACTAGAGCATATTGAACTTGCTCGAGCTGTAGCTGAAGCTATTAGTAAAATCTACCCTAAAGTGGCAGATTTTATTGAAGATTGATACAAAATAATACAAAATATATTTTGTATATAAATCAATGGCTTAGGGTTTGAACAGCTCTAAGCCATTGATTCTAAAGGAAAATAAAAATGCATTTTTTGTGAAAAAAAGTGCATTTAGGGGTTTACATCCTCATCTACTCATAGTATAATAGACCTATAATAAATGAGGAGAATGAAAATGCGTAGAGATTCTAGAACACAAACTTTCACTGGTTACGCAGCTGAGAAGATTGCTGAAAACTTTGCAGATGCTTACATCCAAGATGATGTAGTCTACTGGAAATCAAATGATCGCTCTCCGTTTGAAGATATGTTAACTGACTTCATGGAAGCAGGTTTTATCTCTCAAGAAAACGTTGACTTGACTGTTGAAGCTAAATCAGCTCAAGATCGTGCAGCAATTACAGAGTATATCAAAGCTCAATCGAATCGCACTGAAGAGCAGCTTGCTGAAGAACGTTTTGAAGCTCGTGCAGCTTTTGGTCCTGGTGAAAAAATCACCAACATCTTTACTGGCGAAACTTTTTACTCTTAAGGAGAACTTGTTATGAAAAAGATTATGATTAATTCACTTGGTGTCTTTGCTCTTGCTGGAACTGGAGCTCTGGCTCTTAATTCTGTCTTAAGTATTCCAGACGTTATGTTTTCGTATTCAACTGATAAGTGTGTCGAGGTAATTAACTATGTTGAAAGCGATAAATATAGTTGTGAAAACCTTCCAACTAAATTTAATCACATTTGGGTAGAATAATGGATCTAACACAAGCGTCAATTCTTCTATGCTTTCTCATGGTTGCACTAGCGCATCATGGAAGAAAGTCTTATCGCCAAGGGCGAGAAGATGGAACTAATCAAGGGATTGAGATGGCTTTGACAGTTCTTCAAACAAAAGGAATCATAACTCTCAACGAAGCCGAAGAAATTCTAAGAGTAAAATAAAACTTTTTTGAAAAAAGTGCATTTTACATGTTTACATTATGAAAGACATATGGTATAATAATACTATATTCAATGAGGAGAAAACAATGGGTATTCAACTAGACAAAAATCGCTCAGACGCTTATATCGGAACTTTTGATTATGAGTGTGCTGATGATATGCTTCAACTTAATGAAGTACGTGGCATGGTTAAGAACATGAACCGTATGCTTCGTGAAGATGGTTATGACTATCAATATTATGTAAAATGCCAGGGACGTGGTACAGATCGTACTGCTCGTATGAAAACATGGCTTAGTGACAAATATGATCGTCCAGTCTCTGATCATTGGGCTCGAGATGCTGGCCAACGATCTCTTCCTCTTGAAATTGCTGACCGTGTGGATGCTTACATCTACCGTCGTCGATAAATAAAGTTAATGGCTCCTTAGCTCAGCTGGATTAGAGCAAGTGCCTTCTAAGCACTAGGTCGAGGGTTCGAGTCCTTCAGGGGTCGCCATAATATATAAGGAAAGTAAATGGAACTATTAATTACGATTATCTTTTGGGCAGTATTTGTCTATGCAATTTATAAATGGGCAGAGTCAAAAGGACGAAATGCTACTCTTTGGGCTATCGCTGCAGCTTTAGTTTCACCTTTGCTCATCGCAATTGTTTTATTGTTTATACCTAAAACTCTTGAGAAACAAGCTGAAGAAGCTAAAAAGCTTAAGTCTTTGATGGAAGAATAAAATTAAGCCCGCGTGGTGGAATGGTAGACACAAGGGACTTAAAATCCCTCGCTCTTAGAGCATGCCGGTTCGAGTCCGGCCGCGGGTACCAATATTGGTATGAGGATATTATGAATAAACAAATTAAATTTATGACCTTTGACCTTCCTTACTTTAAATGTAAGATGGAAAGCCATAATTTGATGAAAGATAATATTCTTTCATTAATTAATAATATGCCTGAAAAATATCTACAGATAAAAAATCACTCAAATATCAGTAAAGTCGATTGGGAGGTCCCACGCGGACATAGCAGAGAATATTTAAGTTTATTAGAACCTAATTTGTTTAATTATATGAATACTTTAGTAGAAAATACTGAATACGATTCATGGAAAATTCATAATATTTGGTTTCAGCAATATGAGCAAAACGGAGAACATGGATGGCACGTTCATAATGATTGCCAATTTACTAATGTTTATTACTTAGAACTTCCTAGTGATACTCCAAAAACACAAATTATAAATCCATTTACCCAAAAAACAATAGATTTAGAAGTAGAGGAAGGCGATGTAATAACATTTCCCAGCTTTGTAATTCATAAAGCCCCTTTAGTAGAATCTAAGTCTAGAAAAACTATTATATCATTTAATAGTGATTTTACCTTAAGTGATTGATTTATATAACTATTTTTTGATACAATTTATTACAATTTAAATTCCCTTTAGAATCAATGGCTTAGAACTCTCCTCATCTAAGTTGTTGATTCTAAAGGGTTTTTATTTTTGGCCAACCTGTTTACATACCTAATTAGCTATGGTATAATATACCTATATTTGATGATGGAGAAGGCAGTATGAATGAAGTTAATGTGATTGGTGGTAAGATTGATCGTAAAGAGCTGGCTCATAAGGTTATAGCTTGGTATCTCAAGAAAGAGATGCCAAGGTTTAGAACACTAGATATTATGGTAAGGCTTACTAATTGTTATGAAAAAGGTGCATATGGTTATTGTATGGAACTCGATGATAACCGCACATTTGAGCTAGAGATTGATAAGAACTTACGCCTATTTGATTTTGTATCTACAATTTGTCATGAAATGACTCACCTTAAGCAGTACGCTCGTAGTGAAATGAAGCAGCTTGATGATGGTAGAATACGTTGGAAGAAAAAGGTATATCCTTCCGGTTATGATTATGATAAGTCTCCTTGGGAAAAAGAAGCATTTAGAGTTGAAACAGAACTTGCTCTTATATGCTTCCATCAAGTTTTATAAACTTATAAATAGTACTAATTAAACCTAAGAATGTGGATAAACAATGCTGAAGTTTAGATCTTTTTTATCTGAAGGAATGACGGCTCTCAGACCTGGAGAGCTTAGCAAGCCGAACAGTAAAACTAAAGAACCAAGAATTGATATTCTTAAGCATGCTGTAATTAATGGTATTACCTTGGCTTTGGCCAAAGATAACTCAGAAGTAAAGTTCGCAAATACCCCTGAAAATATTACAGCTGTAGATAATTTTGATGGTAAAACCCCATTTGATTTAGTTACTGTTGATGGTCGAACTATTTCATCTTCAAAGATTGGTAAGTCAGCTATTTTTGGCGGTGGCGCAGGTGCTGGTGGTGGTACAGAAAATACTGCTCAGACTGAATCAGGTCAATGTTTATGGTTAGCAGCAATGCTTGAATATGGTAACCAACCAATTGAGTTCTTTACTCCATCCATTCTTAAAAAAGCTATGAACCGTATTGATGTAGGTAAAACATCATTTGATGAAATGATTTCAATGGATTCAGCATGGCAAGTTTCAGCTTACCTTTCAGCACAAAAAATTATTAAAGCTGGCTATGCAACTAAAAAGCATAAGCTCCATCGCGATTCTTCAGCAATGAATTACATCTATAAAAAAGCAAAGAAAGAAGCCTTTAAGAATTCTGGTATCTCTGCATTAACAGATGATAAATGGAATCCAGGCGATATCTGGGCTATTGAAGATGGTGTAGACCTAAAGAAAGAACTAGATACTTCTTCAATTGGTGCACTTAATACTTCACTTCTACGTCTATTCAAAGAACGTAAAGTTGTAGGTATTTCCCTTAAGCTTGTAAAGAAAGAAGCTAAAGCAAAAGAATATAACGTTGAAGGTTCTCCACAGAATCATAAATTTGTATCTGGTGCTGTAAAAACTCAACGCGGAACGTTCTTCTCAAACAAAGGTGGCACTGTACAATTTAGCGGTGGCACTATGGAAATCAGGCCAAATAACTATCTTGGAGCAAATAAGATCGAAATTATGGGCAAAACAGCCCGCGGCGGCGGAGCTGGCTGGGGTGTTATTATGGCAGCTGGTAAAAGATATCTCAATGTCAATATTCCAGCGCATGGATCCATTAAACGTATAGCACAAAAATTAGCTTCTGGTAAAAATAAAAGATCCGAATTATACTTCTACAAAATGGCAAAAAATGCTGACCCATCTTTAACCTTTGACTATTACATGGAAGAGATTAGAAATAAAGATGCAGGTTGGTTCTCAGCTAAATTAGCTGCTGTAATGATTGTGCATTATTTAAATACCAATAAAGGCAGAAAGGCAGATTCATTTGTAAATGCAATTGTGAATTATGCAGCATCGAGTTCTGATGATTCATCAGCATTCGTAAAAATTTACCAATAGGAAAAAACATGAAAAACTTTAAGTCTTACCTTTCTGAACAAAAGAATACTCACATGACTCACATTGAAGATCAAGTGATTTATGGAGGTGTGAAAGGCGCAAGGGATGCTATTCTAGCTTTGCGTTCTCTTCGTGATATGTTAGCGGGTAATGCCAAAGGTTCTACAGATGTTACTGTAAAATGGGATGGCGCACCTGCAGTTTTTGCAGGAGTTGATCCAGCCGATGGGCAATTCTTTGTAGCCAAAAAGGGCATTTTTAACAAGAATCCAAAGGTATATAAATCTCATGAAGACATCGAAGAAGATACAAGTGGAGACTTACAAACAAAACTCAAAATCGCTTATGATGAGCTTAGTAAGCTTGGTATCCGAGGTGTCGTCCAAGGTGATATTATGTTTACTTCAAATGATCTTAAAACTGAGTCAATTGATGGTCAAAAGTTTCTTACTTTTCACCCTAACACCATTATGTATGCTATTCCCGTCGATTCCGACGAAGCTAAAAAAATTAAAAAAGCACGCATTGGAGTGGTCTTTCATACGTCGTACGATGGAGCTACTTTCGAGACTATGAAGGCATCATATGGTGTTGACGTTGATAAATTCAAAAGTGTATCTTCAGTATGGGCTGAAACCGCTACACTGCGTGACTTATCGGGCACAGCAACATTAACAAAAAAAGATACTGACGAAGTTACGAAAGCTCTCTCAGATGCTGGCAAGATTTTTCGTAAGATCGCTGGTTCTACACTTCGTGATATTGAAAAGAATCCTGACTTTGCAAGTATAATTGAAACACATGGTAATAGATATGTAAGAAAAGGTGAAGCTGTAACAGATACTAAAAAGCATGTTGATACTCTTATTCAATTCATTAATGATAAGTTTGAAAAAGAAGCCGGTAAGCGTTCAACTGATAAGGGTAAACAAGCACAATATACTAAAAGAGATGAATTTCTAAAATTCTTTTCTGAAAAAAATAAAAAGAATTTAAAATTAGTGTTTGATTTACAGAAAGCTATTGTAGTTGCGAAGTTAATTATTATAAATAAACTTGATAGACTGAAGACAATAAATACTTTTGTTAAAACAAAATCTGGGTTTAAAGTAACCAGCCAAGAAGGCTTTGTTGCTATTGACCGTATTGGTGGCGGAGCAGTTAAAATTGTAGATAGATTAGAATTCTCCTACAACAACTTCTCCCCTGATATATTAAAAGGTTGGGACACTGCGTCTCGTTCTTAATGGGAAAGAAGAATAATGTATTCATTCAAAGACTTTTTAACTGTAGACTATACAGGCACTGGCGACGAACAGCTCGCCAAAAATGCTAAGAGACGTAAGACAGACGATACATCTGGCGACTTAGCAGCTTCATATGACCCGAGTGTAGATGAAGCTCTTACCCAAGCTCAAAGACAAAAAATGAAAATGGCCATGCGAAAGAATAAAGCCAAAATCGCATTGGGCCAGAAAAAAGCGCGTAAGAAATTAGCATCTCCAGAGAAGCTGAAGAAACGTGCTGAAAAAGCTGCTCGTAATATTCTCATTAAGAAAATTACAAAAGATAAAGATAAGGCTGATCTTTCTTATTCTGCAAGAGCAAGCATTGAAAAGCGCATTGAGAAAAAGGGTGCAACAATTAAAAAACTTGCAAAGAAATTACTCCCTAAAATTAAAAAAGCCGATCGTGAAAAACTAAAAGCGACTAAGGGAGAGTAACTTTGAAGTCCTTTAACGAATATCTTACCGAAGAGACTAAAGAGGTAGTATTTACCTTTGGCAGATTTAATCCGCCAACCGTTGGTCATGAAAAGTTAATTTCTAAAGTTGCCTCTCTAGCAAAGGGAAACAACTATCGCGTGTATGCGTCTAAATCTCAAGATGCTAAAAAGAATCCATTAGACTTTAATACAAAAGTTAAGACCATGCGGAAGATGTTTCCTAAGCATGGTAGAAATATTATGTCTGATAAAGATGTTCGTAATGCATTAGACATTTTGGTAAAGCTATACGATCAAGGTTTTACCAAAGTTACTATGGTTGTTGGTTCAGATCGAGTTAATGAATTCTCTGCACTAACAAATAAGTATAACGGCGTTAAATCTCGTCATGGTATGTACAACTTTGAAGATGGTATTAATGTTGTATCAGCTGGTGAAAGAGATCCTGATGCAGATGATGTATCGGGTATGTCAGCTTCTAAGATGAGAGCTGCAGCTGCAGATAATGACTATCCTACATTCTCAAAAGGTCTTCCATCTAGTTTCAAAGGTGGTAAAGATCTATTCGATAGTTTACGTAAAGCAATGGGT